TAATGATGAGTCCTATTATAAAATTTTTTAAAAGTGTTTTTAAAGGTATTAGTGCTATTATATCGTTTATAATGAAAACTATAGCATGGGGTGCTAGTAAATTATATAAATGGTTTACTAGCATTTTTAAGAGTAATAATTCAACAGAAGAACTTAAAGACCAATATAATAATACTATATCTAGAATAAACAAGATAGCAAATACTAGTGTTCTTAAAGATAAAGTGTCTAATGTAGTTAAATCTATGCCAAAACTAAGTGAGTATATGTAAAATGAAGTACAAATTTAAAAGCTTCGTTCACCAGCATAAATACACATCTTGATTTTGATCTAGAGCTGTGCTATAATAACCTCATCTAAATTTGGATGAAGGGAAGAGATCAGAATGGGTTTAAACTTGTTTCAGTTTTTGAAATCAATATGCAACTTTAAACTGCTCTCTTCTACTGGGAATATCCAATCAGATTTAGATTATTACTATAATCAAACATATCAAGATACAAACCAAATGCTAGTGGATTTTAGTTCAGTATATAATGAGTTTTGGAAAGAAGTAAACATCCCTAAAATTAGTTCGTCCAATGCTCTTAATATTAAACTAGTTAATCCAGAACAAGGTTGTTACAAACATATAATGAAGATAGACTTTAAGAGAGCTTTTACCAACTACGTAGTACAATTGATGAATGCTGATGAGCTATCTCTTTATAATTATTATTGTAACAAAGTGTCTAGAATGTATATGTTTGAATCTAGTAAGAAGTATTTGTATAACTACTTCTTGACCAACATTATAGACAACAATAAGTTGAAAGAGTTAAGATACAATGTCTATGAAGATGTGTTGTATTTAGCATCTCATTATGGTGATATAATCAAGTCTGAAGTTGATGGTTGTTATGTCCAAACCAATAGGGAAGATTGTGCTTATTATGATGTATATGGTGAGTATAATACTAAACTATATGATAATATTTACTTTGTAGATAAACTACAGATAATGCAAAGAAAAGACAAGGTGCAAATTAAAGGTATCACTAAGAATACTCCAAATATAGTATATAAGTTGTTTAGAGATATAGTTAAAGAGAAAGATGATAGAGTTATCTATAATTATTTCACTGATAAGAGCATTCATATTTCTGATTGGTTTCATAAAAGTGATGATGGTAACTCTATTAAGATCATGTTAAAGAACATGACAGTTAATGCTAAAACTGAAACTTATGAGGATATCAAGAAGATACAGAAATATAGTGAGTATATTAACAGAGATAAATATTTTGATAGTGTAAAGAATACTTTGATCAGACTAATGAACCAAATTATTCTGAACAAATAGTAGACCATATAAAGGCTACTTTTCATTCATTACCTTGGGTGGGGTAAGAGATGAATTGTGGTCTTTTTTATTGTATGGTACTAAAAAATTCTTTTGAAACTTAATGTGTATAAGAGAGGAGGTGAGAAGCAGAAAACTATGTTTAATATTTGGTTTGATAATTATAAGAACTTAGAAGAGTATATAACTGAGTTTGCTGAGAATGATATGATACTTCCAGTATTAGCAGAATCTATTAGTGCTCAATTAGGCAATGGTATATTGGTTAGACACTTTCCTTTCTGGAGAAGGAATATGCCTGTTATTTTTGATATAGAAAACAATAAAGTGTATATCAATTATAGTAAGATAGAACTATTTATACCGTTGTTTAGAAAGATGAATATCTTAAAAGATGAAAAAGATAGGTTCAAAAGTATTTATAAGAATGAATTTGCTGATATAATGTCTGGATTATTTTATTACGGGATTCATGCTTATAATATTAAGAATAGAGGAGTTCTGATTAAAGATCAGTTAACGTTAACTTGGTATAAGAACTTCTTTCATTCGTTAATGGTGTCTTATTCTTCTCCAACATCAAAGGGTAATGCATTCTCTCTTAAAATGAATACTGCTTTATCTAGACAAGTCTCTGAATTACTTTACAGACCATTTTTACAGATTGTATTTCAGTATTATGAAAACTTAACTTATAAAGGTGTTTCATTTAATGAAGATCAAGAAAAACGATTAGACTTTATGTTTACACAATTAAACCAACAGGTAGTAGATCAGTTAAACACTTGGAACTATTCTAATGTGGATATTAATACTTATAAAGAGTGGTTTAGTAGCTTTATAAAAGAGTTTAAAATTTGCTTTAAAAATAACGATACTATTATACTTAAACAAGATCAAGACTTTATGGATATCCAAAAGTTTGAAGTATTGAATTTAAGATCTTTACAAAATGCGTATTATTATGTAAAGCCTTATATGGCGGAAAATGTTAAAGAACTTGAGACTGGTTTAAAACATAGATATCCTGCTCCACCTTTCAGAGAGTTGTATTCTTTAGCAGAGCCATTAGCTCAAACTTTAGCAGTTGGTGCATATGAGCTTAAAAAACTCAAGACTGCAGAAGATTTACAGACATTGGCAGCTAGAGGATTAGCTACATTAAGTTAATAATAGATTTATGTAACATTGATTAGTTAATAGTAGCTCCCAGTTTTTAAATAAAGACTAGGGAGATTTTTTGTTATGTGTTTAGAAAGTGAGAGATTTTATTGTTAGATAAAACTGTAACTGAAGGAACTAAATGGGTAGTTTATATACACACTTTCCCTAATAATAAAAAGTATGTTGGTATAACCAGTTTAGACGTTACTGAAAGATGGGGTAAAAATGGGTGTGGGTATAGGGGTCAAACAATAATATATAGGGCTATTAAAAAGTACGGTTGGGATAATATTAAGCACGAAGTAGTTATGTACAATCTTACTGAAGATGAAGCTTGTAAAATAGAGACATCTTTAATTAAAGAGCTAAATACTACTAATAGAGACTATGGATATAATATATTACCTGGTGGCAAATCTATGCCAATAACAGATAGATCTAAGCCAGTAATATGTCTTAATACTTTAGAGGTATTTAAATCTGAGAAAGAAGCAACAGAAAAATTAGGTCTTCCTAGAGGTAAAATAGGTTGTGTATGTAATGGAACTAGACAACATTGTGGGAAAGATAAGAATGGTATACCATTAAAATTCGCTCATTATGAAGAAGGGAAAAACTATGAAAGGTATGTCTATTCTCCACCTAATAGAACTGAAAAGCAAATTCTATTTGCTTCTTCAATTAAGAGGAAGGTTATATGTTTAAATACTTTACAAGTGTTTGATGGTGTTGGAGAAGCTGCAAAATTATACAACATTAGTACCGGAAATATATCGAGAGCGTGTAAGGGTAATAGTAGATATGCTGGAAAAGACCCAATTACAGGCGAATCTTTATCTTGGGAGTATTACGATAAAGATAAAGTTTATGAAAAAAGTGCTTATAAATATAAAAACAACTCATATAGAGAAATTATATGTTTGAATACATTAAAGAGATATCCTTCAATATCTGAGGCTGGAAGGGTTCTAGGTATTATGGCCGATTCTATATGTAGAAGCTTGAAAGATTCCAACAAGAGAGTTGGTTTATTAGGCAAAGATGGATATAGGTATTCTTTTTCATATTATGATTCTTCTAAAAAATATATTAAACTTCCTTTATTTAAAAAGTATCCTTCTGTATACTGTACAACTTTAAACAAGATATATGAGGATATAAGAGATGCTATTAAAGATACTGGTATTAAAAGAAGCTATATATTAGATATATGTAATGGTAAAAGAGGTTACAGTTTTTCAAAAAGTTACAATAAAAAGTTAGTTTTTAAATACAATGTATAATTCATTATAAAGGGTGTGATTACAATACCTGCAAATAATATATTTCCTGGAGTTTATGTAAGTATTCAGGATAACTCAAACTATGTCGAAGCTATTCCAGGAGCCATAGGATTTATGTGCTTGCTCTCTGAAAAGGGCCCAGATAATAAACCAGTGATGGTTACTAGTGTTTCTGACTTAATTTCTAAGTATGGTGAGCCATTAATTCGCCGTTATGGTCAGGGTTGGTATGTTGCTAAAGAGTATTTAGATACTTTAGGTAATCTTTGGGTTATGAGAGTTCTTCCAAAGAATGCTACTTATGCTACATTAGCTCTTAAGCTTACACAGAATCCTGATGTAATTACCACATATAAGAGAACCATTAAAAAAGATGAGAAGGATAATGATGTTGAAGTTCTTACTATGATTTCAAGAAAAACTACTGATGATGTAGTTCTTACTGTTGAAGATCTTAACAAGAAGCCTTTAACCGATCTTTTAGCCAAGGTTCCAACTGGTAAAAATGTTATTTTCCCAGCATCTGAAATTAATAGACCTGCCGAATATGAAAATGATATTACTCTTATGGGTGCTGAAGCCGGTAACGCTGCTGGTGAAGATGAAAGAGACGGTGGAGAAACTGTTTTCAATTCACCTATACTTGGAAGTACTACACTTAGACTTGATGGTCTTACATTAAGTCAGTATGCTTTCTCTGCAGATTATTCCGGGGTTTCTGATATTGAAATTAGAAATTGTAGAATACTTGGGCTTTCTGGTGCTACAGTTGAAGTTCCTGAAGAATTTTCTACTCAAGAAGCTCCTGTTGAGGAAGTAGAAGATCTTCCATTTGACACCAAGACTTTAACTGAAAGAAGTTTCTCATTTGTTAATGTTGAACTTGAAGATATTCATACAGTTCCTTCAATGGATTCTCTTCTTAATGGTGAGAATAATGCTGCTGATATTATCTTCTATCCATATGGTAGAGGCGAGTATTATAATAGACTTGGCCTTAAGCTCACTAAGGCTAGAAAGTCTTACGATAATGCATTTATTTTAGATATCTACGAGCTTGGAGATGACTCCGCTTACGCTAATTTAGTTGAGTCTTTCACTGTTTCATTTGATATTGACGCAAAGGATATTTCTGGTTCGTCCTTATTTATTAAGGATGTTCTTGATATGTACTCAGATTATATCAAGTGCGAAGTTAGTGAAAATAGTGAGTACTTCGGTCATTATGAAGAAAATTCTGAAGAGGTTATTGCTCGTACTCCTGGGGATAGTTCTACAAAGTACGACTATGAGACTTTAGAAGTTAATTATGATGATTTAGCTATGGCCGAGATTGAATATCTCTCTGGTGGTAAAGATGGCACTATGTATGACAAGAACGGTAATCTTGATTGGAATGCTGAAGTTGACGTTGACGACACTGGTAAGAAGAAAGAAAATATGGTTATGGCTTTATCAAATGCTTACTGTGGATTAAATGTCAATCCCGAGACTGGCGAGTATAACGATGAGATTACTGATACTGAAAATATGGACTTCACAGTTGTCTTTGATGCCGGTTGGCCTACTCCAGTTAAGGATGCTATAGTCGATCTTTGCGATTCAAGACAAAGCTGCTTTGGTTTCTTAGATAACGGTGTTGCTGCTGAAAATGGTAATAGATCAGCAAAACACGCTATTGATAAGAGACTTACAGATCATAATTATAATGATTATAGAGTTGCGTTATATGAGCCATATACAAAGTTATATGATTCATTTACCGGTACTTATTTCTGGGCTACTCCTATGATCCATGTTGCGTCATGCTTTACTAGAACTGCTAGAGATAAGAATATCTGGTGGGCTGCTGCAGGCCTTACTAGAGGAGCATGTGCCGGTATTAAGGACTATAGATACAAGCTTGCTGGTGGTTATAAGGATATGTTCAAGGAAGATGAGCTTAATCCTATTATGAGATTTAACCAGGGCGGAGATTGTATCTGGGGCAATTGGACTACTCAGCAAACCCCATCTGCTCTTAAGAATATCCACGTTGTTCTTTGCTTACAGTATATTCATAGAGTTCTTGAAAGAAATCTTAAGCAGTATGTGTACGAGTTTAATGATGAATATACTTATGCTAAGATTAAAGACACTGTTAATGCTTTCTTATCTGATCTTGCTTCAGAAAGAGCATTAGAGAGCTTTAGTGTTAACGTTGGCGCTACAGAGTATCAGAAGAGAAATAATCAATGCAAGGTTGATATTGATCTTAAGATTACTGGCGTTATTGAAATTATCAACGTTTCACTTAATGTTAACTAATTGGGAAGGATGGTGAGAATATAAATGGCTATTAATCCTTTTGTTAATGGTTTAGGTTTTAGCAAGTATAATTACCCAGATAGTATGAGAGGTATGTTTGGTGGAGAAAAGTTCTTTATGGATCCCTATACTTCGGGATATCATTTTATGTATTTCTTCCCACCAGATACTATCGGCAATGAAGTTGGTCAGTTTTTAACTACAGTATGTCAGGCAGTTACAATCCCTGGAATTACTGTTCAGCCCATTGAGTATAATGGTCTCAATGATATGAAATGGTATGTTCCTGGTATTACTAATCTTGAAAGAAACACTGTTGACTGCACATTTGTTGAGTATGCTGGTCTTCCTATTACCCAGATTATGGGTAGATGGGTTACTATTTTCAGAAATATTCTTTACGGTATCTCTGATCCATCAGCTCAGAACACATATTCTCAGGGTGCTTATAAGGGTAAGGCAGTTTATGCTACTACTCTTCCCGATGGATTAACTGTTCAGTTTGCTGCAGTTTTCACCGGTGTGTTCCCAACCAAGATTCCTACAGACTTATTTGAGTCTAACAGAGCTCAGCAGGAAAAGAAAGAAATTCAGATTTCTTTCCAGTTTGACCAGATGCTTACTGGTACTGCTGCGGAGTCATATGCGGCCTCATTAGTTGCTGCTACTAGAAATCAGGCTATTAGTACCTCTGATAGCATTTATGCTGTTGAAACTTCTAGTAACTAATTATTAAGTAACACTAATTATAGTGTATAGCTCATTCATTGGGCTATACACTATTTTATTTTTAAAGAAAGAGGTGGTGAGACTAGAATATGCCTAATGCATCACCAACAACAAAAGTAATACCTTCGTTTGATCCTTTTGATGTAAAAGAACAGCTTGTTGAACTTGCGCAAGATTATTTTAATCTTGATGAAATTGATACTTATGAATCTGGATTTATGGGGTATCTTATTCAAGCTTTAACTTATTTAACTTCAGATGTGTTATATCAGAATGCTTTTGCATATAATGAAGCTTTTTTAAATAGAGCATTATTAAGGTCTTCAGTAACTAACATAGCCACACAATTAGACTATAAAATTAAAAGTGCTACGCCAGCATCAGGTACTTTAACTATAGCAGTGCCTATTGATTTAAATGAACAAACTTCAATTAAAATTTCAGCCGGAACTAATATAGCTGCTGGAG